TTTCTGTTATGGTAAGCCAATCATCCCAAGCCATAGCAACATGACCTCCTTATATTGAAAATAGGCTAACTTTTGGGGAATTAGTTAGCCCATTTTTTTGTAGAGAAGGCATTGACCACCTAATGCCTTACGCTAACCATAACTTAAAGTTATGTAACAGGCCATAACTTTTCTTTAACTAACTTAACGATTTCGTCATCAATGTCCGTTTCTGTAGACTTGGCATAGTCTTCAAGCAATCCAACGACAAGAGATTTAACTGCGTTGGATTTGACGAAAAACTTCAGTATTGGCTTGATAAATCGAATCATTTTTTGTAATATATTCTTCCCAACTTTAGACAAGTTTGCTAGTTTTAGCAAAAAGGTCTTTTTATGGAAGAACTTGAAGAAGAAAAACAAAGGCCGAATATTGTTGCAACTTTCGTTCAGCTTGTCGTTCTTGGGTGGTCTTTGGCCGTCATTTCTTGGTCGTACTATAACCCGAATCCTGTCAGGCAAATTGATACGACCTTTGCCGCAGGCTTGCTTTCAGGCGTCTTAACGCAATTTGGAATTGACCTGAAAAGTAAAAATAATGACAAAAAAAAGTTGCAGGGTAAAGTAGATATAGTAGACAATAAAAACTCGAAAGTAGGTATCAAATGAAAAAATTACTTCCTATTTTATTTTTGCTTCCATCTGCGGCGTTTGCCGATATGACGTCAACAATTACGTCATCTGTTCAAATTGAAGTGATGGCCGCAGCAACCGCAGCCGATAGGGTCGCAAATTCTTATTCGGTTTCTGGAAGCGGTGTCACGACTACAGACGGAACAACAGCGGGCGTTGTTGGCGGGCTAGGTGCAGCAACTAACGGCGTAAATGCTTTTACGACAATTACAGCTTCACAAAGCACCTCCGGCGAAAATTTCCAATTCACTCAATCATATTTGGAAGGCGATCTAGTACCAAATAGCGCTCCGACTACAGGCGCAGTAAGTAATTTTTCAGACTTAACTTCTACAGCGGCAGGGGCGATTGGAAGTGGCGCAGCGACAATAGATAATCATGTAATCTCAGTAACAGGTGGCGACCCGGGTTCTTCAATAACAGGTCAATATGTAACTACGCTTTCGGTGGATTGATGAAAAATGCGCAAATTATTACTGATATTTTTATTTTGTGGATTACCTAGTTATGCGCAGCCCGTTACGCCAAATTTTGTCACCGGCACAATGTCATCAACAACAAATACCACCACTTCTATCTCAGAAAGTATTGTTTCGACAGACTACTTTGGTAATTCATATGAATATTCAGTTACAGGAACAGGCATTTCTACAGATGGCGGTGTTGCACCAAATACAAAAAATGTTACAAGGACGATCAATGGCGAAACACAAACTTATACAGGGTTAGACTTATCGACAGCAAACAAACCAGTATTCACACTAACAAGCCCGACAAGCGGGGCGGCCTTTCAATATTCAGAATCTTATCGAGGGCCGGGCGGAATTTCAAACATAACAAGCATTACAAGACAAATAGAAAGCGAATCAGTAGTTACTTCTACGTCTGTCTTCTCTCAATAGCTATAACGCCCCTAGAAACGTTTGCAAACGCTGTCAGCCAATCAAATAATGGCTCAGTAACCAATATGGCGATACAATCGTTAACGGGCAATATGACCACAAATCAATTCGGTGGCAATATTGTTTGCCAAGGCGCAACCCTCACATTTTCGCCATTTGTAACTTTTGGCGCAAACTACCGCAAGCCTTATCGGGATTATTATACTTTGCCATATTACGATGAAACAGATTTAGAAGGCGATTTTGATGATGACGGAAATCCTATTGGAGACGGTGTTCCAGATAACCCCGGCGATGTGTTATTTGACGAAATATTTTATTCAGGAACAAACAAAGATTCTTTTGCAATAAATACAGGCTTTAGCTTAAATTTTACAGTTCCGCTTGATAGAAAATTTCAAAATCAATGTAAGAGTGCAGCAACAACGCAAGTGAAAATACAACAACAAGTATTAGAAAATAAGCGCCTTGATTGGGCTATCGCAAGGATTAAAGAATGTGGAAAATTAAAACAACAGGGCATTTTGATAGCTAAAAATTCAGAATTTTATAATTTATGCGCCGATATTTATATCGACAAAAAACCCAATCAAGTCATTCCGCATACACACGATTTAAGATGATTTCTTTTTTCTGGTAATTAATTTTTTAATAATTGGTTTTATAGCGTTCAAAATTATGGGCGAGGATGCGGCAACAAATCCGATCACGGCTGTCGAGATTATTGTAGACACTTCTGGGATATAGGATTCTTGAAATGGAACTGGTTCCCAGATAATAATACATTCATTATTTTCATTTAATTCAAAGGCTTTTACTTTTTCCAATTTTTTAGAATTAGCATACGAGCCAATGCGCAAAGGTTGTTTCGGGTCAGGGCAAGGCGGAATCGTTATTATTTCTTTTTTTTTATCTTTTGGAATTTCTGGCGGTTTTGTTTCAGGTGGTTTTGGTGTTTCAGCTTTTGGCTTTTCCTGTTCTTCTACAATTTGCATTTGATTAGGGTTATATTGTATTGGAATATAAGACGGCATTTTTCCATAAGGGCAACTATAAAAAGCGCCGTTTGGGTCATCTTCTATTATCTGTGTATTTTTAATAGAACTATCTCGATGTGTTTTGACACATCCAAGAATATCAATTGTCGGTGGCGCTACATTTAAAACATTTGAAGGAGGTATATAAGAATTTATATTTATTGTCGATATATCTGGAATTTTAATTTGTTTTATTTCCAATTATTTCATCGGTAAGGGTATCGAACCACCTGTTTGTTTTGGTATTTGATTATCAAGCATTTTAGGCATCATCTGTTGAACATTTGCGAGTATTTCATTCATTACACGATTTTTAAGTTGTGGGCTAGTAACGTATTTATAGCCAAAGTATGCACCGCCCAACATTGACGCGCTGATTATAAAACTTAAAATAGATAATATCTGAGAAATTTTTGCCATGAGATCAGCCCTCGCCCGTGCTTTAGTACCTGTTACAATTATAACCTTCTGCGGAATATGTGCATTAGCCCCCCTTTATGTAGGGCTGTCAATAATTTCTACCAAGGTACACCAGAAGTCTTAGTTGGGTTTTTTGATTCTGTAATCTGTGAAGCAATATCTGATTCAATTTTTGTTACTTCATCAGAACCAAGTCTGTCTTTAAGCCATTCTATAGCATTTTCTTCTGTTACATCAGAATAAGTTGTAAATGATGATGCACTAGGTTCAGCAAGTGATATACACCCATAAGTTTTTCCATAATGAATTTGTGCAGAATCACCACTTCCAACAGTCTGTGAATCCTCAGCTTCCCAATGTATCGTCTGAACTACATCTGACAAAGAACCAACAGCTTTTAAAATATCAAAAGAGCGAATTTTCCAAGTAACAGCCATGAAACTATTTTTAATTTTATTTTAATTTGATTCTACAGGTTTCACAACATCATTAAGTTTTTCTAACTGTTTTATGGCTCCTTGATCTTCCATTATTGGTTGCATAAGTTTTTGCAAATCAGCTTGTTTTTCTTGAATTTCTTTTTGAAGCATTTGTGCTTTTGCTATGTTTAGATCAAGACGAGTTTTTGTTTCGTCATAAAGTTCTTGAGGTGTGGTCATAAATTTTTAGTATGTAAATTGATTATATATTGATTTTATCTAACAAGCCACTCTTCAACTGTATCTGATATATCTTGCATCTTTATCCAATTAGTACCCATTGTCTGACCTTTTCTAACTCTAATTTTACCCATAAGACCTATAATATCCCATTCTTTTCTTTCGGCTCTACTTATATAAGTTTTTGTGTCATCAAAATCAGAATTTAAAATTTTATCTCCATTTTCATCTCTTATATATGTGCCATAATCATCTTTTTGATACTTTTGCTTCCACCTATCAACATCACCATCACCTACAACAGAAGGGTTGCCAGAAACTACACCAATTATTGTTGCTGCTGCATCAGAACTTGTTGACTTTCTTATTTTATTACCATCTAATACAACTGTATAACCTCTTCTATCTTCATCAGAAGAATTACCATCTGCCCATTCAAAATATTCTGCATAATCAGCACCACCACCAGTAAAAGAACCATCAGCAAAAGCATTGCCATCGCCAACAAATTTTAATTCTGTATCACCACTACTACTACTACTCGCTCCGCTTCTCATTATGAAGAAAGTAAATGCTGAATTTCCAGACCTTGCGCAACGCATGTCGACCATATTTACAGCAGCCGAGGTACTTGAATTTGTTAGAAGCATTGTTGAAAGTGTTGCTCCTGTTGATTCAAATAATGCAGGGCTAAATACACCAGCTTTTACAGAAAGTTGTTGTTGACCAAAACCAAGGCTCATTCCATCCTTTGCTTCATTTATTAATAAAAGTCCTTCATGATTTATTCTCATCCGTTCTATTGGTGAAACTGCATTAGGTCTAGTATGAAAAGTTAAATTACAAGCTGTGTCACCAGAAGATGCGTTCGCTTTACGACCTCTTATGTGACCCAAATATGCATAATCACCAGAACTATTAAATTTTCCATAAAATGAAATTTCACCTCCAACACCTTCTGCCATTGAAGTTGTATCAACAGAAGTAAAACCAGATTCCCCAGCTGTACTACCATGATCTATAAATGCTTGAATTTTTCCATTCCCTACATTTGAAGTTGACCCTAGTAATAGAATCCCTCCTGCTAGTAATGTCATTTTTACTGTGTCATTATTGTTATGAAAAAACATATTTCCGTTACCTAAAACGTGCGCTCTTATACTTGCTTTTTGTGAGTTATTAGAAGCAAAACCTATTGAGGCTTGTGTTGTTCCTGTACCACCATTTTCGGTTCTTAAAGATGTAGTAACACCATCATTTGCGTTTTGATTTGATTTTATAGCACCACTAACTTCTAACTCTACCGCAGGTGAATTTGTTAATATCCCAACTCGATCATTACCCGCATCACAAAATAATAAATTTGAAGCTGTATCACCTTCTACACGAAAATCACAATTCGCGCCATCTTCATTAATTACTAATTCAGTTGAACCAAATTCAATACGTTCAACACCACCAGCGGCAATATTTAATTTATCAGCGCCACTAAAAAACACTCCTGTATTTAAGTCCGATCTGTTAGCTAGTGCAGGCTCAGTTACAGTCCCATTTTCAAGAGTAATAGTTCCATCTAATTGAAATAATTCTATCCAACCATCGTTTGCACTGTTTCTTATCTTCATTACGGCAGCTGAAGTATCAGCCCACCATTGATAAGCATATTTTGTTGCCGGCTCCGATGAATTTGAGTTATTACTGACGATTGCAGCAAGGGTATTATTTAAGTCTGTTCTAAAGCTGGCTCCCGATTGGTTCGAGATTATATAGTCTGCTGTTGCCATTAGCTAGTCCTTTTTATATAAGTATATGATAGTTGATAACTTAAATATAAACATATTTACCCTCCTTTACCAAACCCTACCGCTGTATATTTAAAACTCAAATCTTTTAAACCGCTACTACTCCTTGTTTCGATAGTAAATTGTGTTCCTGTAATTGAAGTTATATTAAAAAAATCGCCACTTGCAGCGCCTTCAAGAGTGATTCCAACAGTTGGAAGAAATTCTGTTGTTGAACCGCCTAGTGAGCCAGTACCCGTGAAAAATGGGTGAGCAAAATTGACTGTTTTTGCAGAACCAGTTGTGGCGCATTGACTTGCTATTGCTGAATTTACAGTTTCAGTTCTTCTTTTTAGACTTGCTTCATATCCAAGTTCTGTAACATTAATATTTTGCGCAGGGTCATTTGATGATAATTCAACTTTAAATTTAAATCCTCTTGCTCTATATTCTCCATTTGCAAAAGTATTAAATTGTGAAAAATTAGCCCCGTATGTGCAAGATGTCCCGCTTGAGATCGTTGCACTTGCGGATGCTGTAACTGTAAAACTGTTTACGTTTGGAACTGTTTGAATTACATAATTACCGTCAGTTGCACTTCCCGCAGTAAAATCAATAACAACTTGATCGCCGACAGCGTAACCATGTGACGATTTTGTAATTGTTATTGTCGTACCGCTTTGTTCGTAAGTGGCGGCTGTTGATGTTGTCGTGTCCAATTCTGTTGTCGCGACTAATAATTTAGCGTTTACATCCTCTGCTAAAGTTCCGTCAAATTCAGTCCATGTATCTATATTTGCAGTTCTTGAATCAATAAGATCATTCGGTAAAAGTCCAGAAGTTACAAAACGGCGTTTCAAAGTAAGATTAAAAATCGCACCCATTTCAACAATATTTTGAAATTCATAAGAACCGCTTGAATTTACCGGGCCAGCAAAATCAATATTTGATAAATCATCAATATTTTGCGTAATATCATCAATTAACAAAGTTCCATCCAAAAGTAATCCATCAAAATCTGCGTCATAAAAAGTATTTACTTTATTTCCTTGAAATGGCGGCGAATCTGTATCTTCTCTTTCTGTAAGTATTATTTGATTTGGTTGCGGGTCTGGTTGAGTAACAATTATTCTTGCGGCATTATCTGATCTGCGTCCACCATCGTCAATAAATTTAATACTATAAGTTCCAGTTAATGCAGGGACTAATGTTTCGCTGATATTTCCTGAAAGTTTTGGAATAATTTCTGTTGAATTACTAAATGTCGCAATAGCAGGGTCTATAGATGGCGTATGGCGCACGGAAATTGACCCCCCGTGGGTCACGTCAATATCTGTTGCAGGGTCAAAACGTAGTCGCACAAAAAGGTCTGAAACAGGTTCAATTGTCAAACCTGTGGGGTCTTGTGGTAAGGCAGTTTTTCCAACAGCGTTAAATGTTATATCGTTTGAAGTTGCAGAAAGTTGCGCGTTTATGTTGTAGCTGAAAACTTGAATTTCATAAGTTCCAAGTTGACTATTTATAATTTCAAAATCAGGACTTGAGACTTTTGTTGAAACAAAATTTCCATTATTAAAACGATAATTAACTTGATATTCAATAACACCTATTATTGGTTGCCAACTGATAATTATTTTTGAAATAGCTTGATTATTAATGGGGACAATTGTTTCAACCGCTGAAAGGTTTGAAGGCGGTGGTTGTAGCTGATTTAAAATGGAAACATTTCTAACAGGTAAAGTTTCACCATCTTCAATAAACGCATATTTTGTATCGACATAAGATAAAGCTGTAATTGTATAATTAATTGAATCTGTTTCTTCAACTGTTATTACACGAAATTTTTGCGATTCAACTGTAGAATTTTGAATTAAATATATTGTATTTGCGTTTGGGGTTTGACTAAATGCCGCAGAAACAGTAATAACACCGTTTGTGATGTCTGATATATCTTTTGTCTCGACTGTGCCATCAGGCAGAATCAAAGATAAAGTCGGGCTGTTTGTTGTTGGTAAATCTGTATTTTCAGTATCGTCAACTGTAACAACAGTTGTTGAAGTGACACTTTTTAACCTTCCTGAACGCCTTACACCCGCGCGAACTGGGTCATTGATCTCGATAACAGCGCCCGGCCTAACCATTAAGCCGCCTTCCATTGATGTCGTAAATGTCACTAGCTCAGATTCATTTGCTTCCGAAAATGCGATTGCCTTCGCCAATCTGAGCGCTTGACCCCGCGATGTACACGCAAAACCTTTTACCTGTTTAACAACTTTTCCAATTTTGGCTGATAATGTAGTATTTTCAAAAACTTCATAATCTATTTCTTGCGAATCCATATTGAAATATGAAACCGATATAACAGAATGTCTTTGCTTTAAACTTGAACCGGAATAATTAAAACCATCACTTGAAATATTGGCAAGTGAAAAAAGGAACGAGGAATCTTTTGGGGAATCTTGAGCCAATAATATAGAACCAGTTGACCAGATTGGCATACAACGCATGACACCCGCAAGTTCATTTATCAAGTCAAACGCGGAACTTGATGATTGAATATTTACGTTGCAAGAAAATCTGGCCTCCTTTCCGTCAAAGCCATCATCGACAAGAGTATTTGCAAATTTGGATGCGGTTACAAAAGAAAATAAATCAAGGTTTGCATCTGCAATATGCGTTCCAAACCCATATCTTTCTGTTGTTAAAAGGTCAAGCAAAATCATCGCAGGGCATGAACACCAAACCGCCGCGCCCATGACTCCATTAAAAATATATCCATCTGGGTAAACAATTCGGCCAGTTGCAGAATCAACAGTTGGCGTTCCTGAACTTGAAGCACCAGCCCCCGGAATCCTTACTTTGATACCGCGAATACGGAATTTCCGGCGTGGAATAGAACTGAACTGTTGAGAATCAAGCCTGATTGCGTTATATGCTGAGTTCGCATAAGTGCTTGCATCGTCAATTATTTCTGCAAAACTTGTAAATTGAAAAGCGTCTATTAATGAACTATCTGTTGAATCTTTTGTAACTCTGCTAACTCTTATATCAACAGGAAAAGCACCTGTTATTTCTACGGAATGATCTCTTTGATAAGCGTCAGCGGTTCGTCCTGTGACTTTGCCGCCATTTGCAGAAGTTATAACATCAGTAAATCCTGCTGAATTGTATTGAACACTAATTTTATATTCAACAGTTGAACCCAAAAGGTCGCCTTCAGAAGTCGCCTTTTGTATTTGTGGAAACGATATTGAAACTTTTATCCGATCAACATTTGTATTTGTTATTCGTCTAGTAACAGAACCAGCCGCCGCACCTGAATCTGTACCATCTGCATTTGTAACAGTAACGCCGACAGGTGTAATTGAAGAAGAACTTTCAATACCAGAAATTTTTGTTTGATCGGATGTACCGAAACGTGGTGTAAAAGTTACGTTTTGAAAATTGAAATCTAAATCTTGTGGACTACTTGAAGATGCTGTTGCTTTTAGAACAGGCGTATCATTTAGAAAAACATCTTTCAAATACGCATTTATATAAGCGGCTGAAGTGCGGTCTGTAATACCTTCTTTTGAAGCGGTTGCAGAACCTTCAATTTCTCCTTCTGATATAAGATCAAGAAAAGTTGCAAACTGTTTACTGTGAAGCGTATCAGGGGTTCTTGTCGGTTGTCTTGGGGGCGGCGGCGGCGAACCTCCACCACCTGAACCTCGAATAATTTTTCTTTTATCGGTCATGCCTTAACTTGCTCCGTATCAACACCGCCAGAAATAACAACTGAGCCAGTGAAGATTTCTCCATATACAATTGGGACGGGCGTTCCAGCGCGACTTGTTTGTTGCGTCCCTGAAAAGCTAAATGACAAACGCGGGTCTTGCTCACTTGAAAATTCAGGCATTTTTGGCGTAGGAAACAGCATCCCACTTACACCGCTAAGAACTAAACTTGCACCAATAAGACCGAGAGCCGCCGAACCATAAGCCCCTGCCGCATATAGACCCGTTGCGCCCATCAAACCACCTCCTCCTGCTAATCCCGCACCTGAACCGCCTGCAAAAAGACCCGCACCCATCGGCGTAAATGATAAACCTATCAAGGCCACTCCAAGTAACACCTTTCCGAAATTACCCCCCGAACCTGAAATAACAGGTACAAAAGAAATATCTGATTTACCAATAGGATTGTGAAGCTCGTCTTGACCAATTTCGTCATCATTAGCAATAACTTTATAATATCTATTTGCCATATGACTTTCCAGTTGCGGAAAATTATTTATTAAAAAACTTACAGCTTGTGCAACACTAGAAACATTTATGTCTTCAAATTCTTTATGACCGACCTGTTTTGCCAGTTCTCCATATAACTTAATTTTGCGAAGCATAACGTAACCTCATTCCTGTGCATTTTAACAACCAAG